CCTGCCTTCTGGCTGCCGTAAATGTCATACGCGATGGTGTAGTCAGGCAGATGGATCAGCACAAAGTATTGATTGTCGAGGTTGTAGGACTCGCAGTAGACGTCCTTTAGCTGCACTCGGCTGTAGGACTGCACGATCTTGGCAATCTCGGGAGTGGCGATCTCGTCAATGCTTCCGCCCGACGATGCGTAGACCGATGCAGCATCGCCACGGCCAGAGCCGACGAAGTACAGCACCTTGTCTACTTCCGTCTTAGCGTGGGTGCCGACAATCCCGCGCGTGATGAACGCAGAGGGGTTGGTGGCGAACGGGAATCCGCCACCGCCTACGTTTTGCAGAATTTGGATAGTCTCAGAGCCGCAGACATAAGCCTCGTTACCTACCTTGGCAATCCCGACAATAGGGTCTGAATCAACCTCAGCCGAGCCAAACGACAGCGGGTTTATGGAAAGCGGGTCATTCAAGTCAGAGTTGAAGATTGACTCAGAGTCAACGTAGAGGAAGTAGCCATCTATGAAGATGCCGTCAATGGCTGAGCCAAAGTCAGGGTCGGTGATTTGCTCCAACCCGCCACTCTCTGACCAATAGAAAGCTTTGTTGTCCGCCACGATGCCGATGCGGTCAAAGCTGCTATTCATGGTCACCCGGTCATTGCCGGGAATAGTCCCCAGCGTTTCTACTACGCCATTCTCAAACACACGGATAAGCTGCGTTCCGCTCACACGGTAGAGAATGTCAAAGAAAACGATAGAGCCCCGGTCATACCCGGTGCCCGTCGCGAACGACGACAGGCCCGGAGTTTGCCGGAGATAGGCGTTAGATAACCCGGTGTCTTGTATCACCGGGTAAAAGTTCTTCGGGTAGCTGATCCGATAGTCGGCCTGCTTGTCGGAGTAGATGCCGCTAACTAGGCTGATCTGCGTCACGGTTCTGCTCCTGAATCTGCTGGGAGATTTTGAACAACAGATCAGCCACTACCTTGTATTGCAGTTCGGCCAAGGTGTTGCCGATCTGCATAACTTCCGACTCGGTCAGGGTGAGGGTATAGGTCTTTTCCATTATGCGATCACCGCCAGCTTGCGAATGTTGCCTGCTGCATCGCGGATAGAAACGCTGCCGGTAATCGGCGCATCAGCGCTAGCAGTGAAGGTGCCAAAGCGGACAAGGCCGGTGCCTTTGGCGCTCAGGATCAGGTCAAGGTTGGTATCTGCGCCGTTGGCTGCGATGGCCGGATTAGTACCAGTCGCACCGCCACTGGCGTTGATGTAGTTAACGGAAGTGGCAAGGCGAGTGACGCGCAGAACCTCACCAGTAGCGCCAGAGTTTGCGCCAAAGCTTATAAAGCTAGAGCCGAACGTAGCCGAAATCGTTGCATCTTGCCGCAACGTCACAGAGCCCGCGCCCTTGGATGCAAAGATCAGGTTAATGTCAGCGCCAGGGCCAGTTGACGAAATAATCGGAGCGCCGGTTGAAACACCGGAAAATTGCAGGCCGTTTACCGCATTCCCCGGCATCGAGAAGTTAAACAGCGAGTTGTTGGCGTTGCTGCCAAGGTAGGTGCTGTCGTTCAGGAAGGTGAGGTTTTTCTTTCTGGTGGCGTCGCCTGCGTCAATGATCGAGCGAACTTCAACGGCGGTTTCAGTATTCGATGAAAACCAAGTTATCGTATGGCCGCGCGCCATGTCGATAGCGCTGGCGTTTCCGGTCACGCCGTTTGATCCGGTCAGGCCCTCGGAGTCAAACACGATACCCTTGTTCCAAGTCTGAGCATTCTTGCCGATGGCAATAGCCGTATTGCACGGGTTGGCCGGTGCGCCAGCGTAGGAAGCGTCACCACCACCCGCAAACCAGATACCCACAGTACCGCCAAAGGCGCGGTTATACGGGGTGCGGATGACGTTATCGCCTTTGTTCTTGATGGCCAGCTCTAGGCCGAACGCGGTCTGTGCGCCATTCTCTCGGGTCGCCTCAAAGTAGCCAGCCCATCCGATAACGCTGGTACTGTCGCCCCAGCAGATACCGCCAAGGCCGATAGACGCACCACCGGCATAGGACTCAGCAGACGACGCACGGGACGCGAACATGCCGCCAAAGCTGCCGGCGGCGTCAGGGGTTAGGCTGGCGACGGTAGCGCCACGCACAAGCCAAGCAGCGCCATAGGAATTGGTCAGCCAATCTTGTCCGGGGGTTGATGGGCCTATGTCACTGCGGCCATTGTTCTTGACTGCGCCACCAAAGAACGCGCGATCAGCCAAGCGATTGATTCGGCTGGGGGGCGTGCTGTTAGAGAAAAAACTTCCAGTCTGCCCTTGGTTCGGCGTCAGGGTTTGCGGTAGCGCGTCAATCTCGGCTTGCAGGTTGGCTAGCTCGGCTGTGACGTCTGCCTGCGCGTAGGTCTTGAGGTCATAGGCCGACACGTTACGGGTGCGACCGTTGGCCACGTTCCAAATGGCGAATTTGTCGCCGTCGCTTACTGTGTCGGCTTCTGGTAGATCATTGATGCTGGTCATGGGAAACCCCTGTACTTAAGCTGTGTTTATGTTATGGCATAGACTCAATTTAAGCAAAGAGGGCCGCCCATAGTCTCAGTCTATCGCTTGTTGCCGCCCTTTTTGCCCGAGCGCTTGACCTTCTTGCCTGCACGGTCTGACTTGTAGACCTTGCCACACTTCATGTCTTTCTTGTCCATGTGTCGCCTCAAGGGATGGGGAGGTCAAGCTCGCCTTCGTACCATGTGTTATAGGAAAAGACCCGCTGCGCCGCAGTATCAAGGCTTGTTGACTTGAAGTAGTAGACGGTAAACGGAGCAAGGATAAATTCAAGTCCAGCGGCTTCACTGAACTGAGTTGAGCTGACGTTGCTAGATCCACCCTGAGGATTAGACCCTAGGACGTATTTATCACAGGAAACCTTGACGCCGTCATTAGTGACAGTGACGCCACCGAAAATCTCTACCGTCGTTGCATTTGCGTTCCTGGTGTTCAGGTTGAATACAGGAACCGCAACGCCTCCTGTGTAGGTCGGGTTCTTGAACGTCTCCAGCTTCAGGCCAAGCCCACTCACACTGATTGCCCTTCCCTTGATAGCTACAGGCAGCGGACCGACCAGAACGACATATCCTACAGTTGCTCCTCCTGCTAATGACGGGTTATAGGTTGACGCCTCAAACTGCGCGCCGTTCTTTACGTTTGCCTCGTTGTAAAACTGAACGGTAAGCGCCCTTGTCCCAGCAAAAGAACCGTCCGGGAAGCTGTCTAATGGCGGGTACATGGCTAAAACCTCGCTACAGACGCGACAAAAGATTGCGCGCCGGTTATTCCCGACAGGGTTATTCTTGCTCGCCTTGCCGGCCCTTGGCCGGAAGGTATTGTGCGCGTGCTAATGTATGAGTCAGCGGCGGCAAACGATCCGCCCTGTATTGACTGGTAATTGACACCGTCGGGGGATGCCTCAAAAGTAACGCTTCCCGCGCCAGGGGTTACTTGAGCGCCAGAAGAATCAAAAAACCGGATGGAGCCGAGATATATCCGCTCATAAGCTGAATCCATCTGCGGTGATACATAACTACCATCCGCAACGCTCCCGGATATTGTGAACTCTGAAGGGATTTTGCCTGAAGACATAGCGGAAGCTCCTTAGGCTGTCCGCATTATCTTGAACGACGCAGGCATAAAAGTGCCTGCGCACTTGTTTCAAGGTACTACGGTGCCAGTGATGACCGATCCATCATTCAGCGTGATGGTGATCACATTGGTAGATGTCTTGAACTGCACCGACTGGATAGAGAACACCGACTTGAAGTAAGTGGCCATATCCGAGGCAGCAATCTGGCGCGTGCGGTAGTTCTTGGTCGTGAATACGGGGAACTGGTCATTGCCGGCTAGCGTGGACGTTTCCGGCAGATCGTTGATGGTGGTCATACCAGAATGTCTCCATTGCCATCAGTGCTAAACGGGCCAGCGTTGTCTGCGTCCAAGCTGTTCTCGTTGCGGTAGAACCTGCTCCAGCGAGTCCAGCGGAAGGTGTTTCCAGAACCGCGCGGCATGCGGCGACCATAGGCCATCTCGGGAATGTAGGTCGTTGCCGACAACATCTGGGAGTAGCCAGCGGACGCAGCATTGAGCAGCAGTTGTGATACTTGCTTGCCGTAGAGGTCTGCAAGGTCTAGTGCCAGGTTGCTGTCTACTGCCTTATAGGCAATGTCAGGCAATCCGGTGTCACTCTCGGCCTGCGCCGTTTCCGGTGTGTCTGCGAACTTGTAGCCGGTCTTGATCCCGTCCGCATCCCATGATGCCATCAGGTTCTCCAGCAGGATCAGGCCGTCACGCAGTTCGTCCGGGGCTATCTCATAGCCGTAGCCGGTCACGCCGATCTTAGCCAGCGCTGCCCGTACGGTGTCGCCTTTAGTTCTGGCCATCTTCGTCAAGTCCGAGAACTTCGCGCAGCTTGTCTACGCCCATGCGGTGCCAGCCCTTGATTCCGCGCTCTTTGGTGGCTTCACGCAAGGCTTCCAGCGCCTCGTCTACTTCTTCTACAGCTTCCAGCTCATGCGGGCTACGTTTCCAGCCTTCCAGCTTCAGCGCATCCTCATCAGCCTCATTGAATACTTGCGCCTCGCATTCGATACCGTCTGCGATGGTGCCTTTGCCTTCACGATAATAGCAACGCTTGCTCATGTTCACCTCAAAAGCTAAGGGGGCCTTTCGACCCCCTCAGTTTACACCACGATTAGAACTTAATCGCTACGCCGCAACGCTCAGGGTCACGGACGACAACGTTGTTCCAAGTGAACAGACGAACACGCAGGGTCAAGTCCTCGATCTTGCCTTGGTAGGCAATGTAGAGGCGGGTGCCCGAGGACAGCGCACCGGTCTTGACTTCCATGCCGTCCAACTGGCTCAGCAGCTCCAGCGGGGCGTCACCGTCCACGATCTCCACAGAATCCGGCATCCAGAACACGTTGGCCTGAGCCAGAGTGTCGATGTTCAGCTTGGTCACGGTGGCACCTGCGGCGATTTGAGCCGAGATGTTGGCGTAAGCAGCCTGAGCCGGGGTCAGGCCAGCGTCACCAACAGCAATCGGGCGCGGATAGACCTGGATGGTCTGGCCGGACTTCGCCACGATGCGGAAGGTTTTCGGTTGGCCGGTGTTGGTCTTGTCCTGCTTACCTACCGAGTTCACGCCGGAGAAGGTAATCACGTCACCCACTACGAGGTTGGTCAGAGTACCAGTCAGGGTGATGGCATCGGAGATACGGTAATCCACCGGAACCACAACACCACCGGCCAGAGTCTGGTTAGCAACCGGAGCCTGAGAAACAGTGGAGGTTACGGTGATTCCGCCCGGGTTAGCAGTACCGGCCAGAGACGGCAGGAAGCTCGATTCGTAGATATCGAAGCCGGCAGTGTTCTTGTACATCATGCCCTTGCGGTAGGCTTCATCCGGAATGCCTTGCAGGGTTTGACGGCCAGCCAGATCAGAGCTGATAGCCTGAGCAGTACGGTCGTTGACGTAGAACACAGGCTGGCCACCGCCAATCTTGACCTGTTGTTCGCGCAGGATGGTGTCGCCGGTTTTGATGAAGTCGTAACCAGACGAAGAACTGCGGTAGAACTGAGCCGAGAGACTGGTGACTGCGTTGGCAATCTTGGTGTTCTGGAAAGCACCCAGACGCATTGCAGCGGCTTTTGCGCGACGATCCATAAAGGCACGGTCGCGGAAGTCATCTGCGCGCAGTTTGAACAGGTCGTTGTCCGGAGTTGCCAGGGTGGACGGATAGGACAGTTCGATCACGTCGCCAAAGTTGGCATCGGTGAACTCCCAGCCGGACTGAACCGGGGCCTGTTGTTGAACTTGACGCCAGTAGACGTTGTTGGAGTTCTGAGCGTTAGCGCCGACCATAGAGAAATGGTCGCAGTTAACGGCCATCTGATCCTGCTCTTCGTATGCTTCCATCACTTGATCGAAGAACACTTCGACCTTCTTAGCTGTGCTGAGTGCCATTTGTGCGGCTCCTTACCATTTAGAATCGTATTGATCCACTACCGACTTGTGGCCGCTTTTAATGAGCTGTTGCTTATATGCTCGGAACTCTGTGCGATCTGGTTTGCTGGCGAGGCGCTCAAGCTTTTTCAGAATCGCTGAAGAACCAGCCCCGGAACCGGAGCTATTACTAAGCGGTGTGTCGGCAGCGGGTGCGCGACTGACTTTTTCCTGCACAGGTTGGGCTGCGAGTTTTGAGGACAGGACACCTAGACGGGCCAAGGCTTTACGCCCCGATGGGTCTTGTGCGATCAAGTCTTTAATGCGCTGCCGTTCCTCTGCGTTTTTGCCAAGGTGGAAAAGTACCTTCTCCGAACCTTCGCCGATAGCATCAATAACCGAGTCGATAGCGTCATCGCCAAAGTCGTCACGGACAGTCCGTTCGGCATCCTCATAATCAGGAATGCCAAGGCTGGCCGCGCGGCGGTAATGCTCACTAATCTCCTGCTCCATACGCTGACGCAGAATTTGCTGTTGCTGCTGCTCAAGCTGCTGGCGTTGCATTTCAGCAAGCTGCGATTGCATCTGCTTACTCTGCCATTCCACCAATGCCGCTTGATACTTGTTCGCGTCATAGTCGAATTGCTCCAATGTCGGCACCACGCTTTCGGCTTTGGGTGCATTCAACAGGTTGAGGCGTTCGATCAGTTCGCGGTTTTGCCGCTCCAGCGCTTCCTTTGCTTCGCGTTCCTGCCGGCGCGATTCACGCAGCTTAGACAGGGTGGCTACAGGTACTTCTACTCGCTTATCTTTGCCGTGTGCTGCCCGGCCAACACTTGCACCTTCCTCGCTCTCTGCTTCGACTTCCGAACCTTCTACAGGCTTGGCCTCGCCTTCGGGCTCCGCGCTGGCCGGCGCTTCCTCCGCTTCCAGTTCTGCCGCTGCTTCTGCTTCTAGTGCTTCCAGGGTAATTGCTTCATCAGCCACGATTTCTTCCTTCGTGTAAGGGTTGATAGCCGCGCTTAATGTCCGCGTAGACATGTAATAGAGTAACGCTATTAATC